ACATTCAAAACATCTTGGGATTCGTCGTAGACGATCGCGACGTTCCCGGTTTCCCCGTGACGGGTCATGATGATCCCGAGATCCCCGGTGTTTAGGTTATTAGCACCCAATTCCATTATTGGATCGGAGACGATCATGTGTACGGTGTTCGCCACCAATAGTTCTCCGTTGACACGAAGATTTGATTCAAGAATGACATCGTCTTCGAACGTTTTTATACCAGTGAACGTGTGTGCACCGCTTTCTATACTCTCGATACGGGTCACATTCGACCCCAAATCAGTCTCAAGGGTCTCGATCCTCGTCACATTCGACCCCAAATCAGTCTCAAGGGTCTCTATCCTCGTCACATTCGACCCCAAATCAGTCTCAAGGGTCTCGATACGGGTCACATTCGACGCAAAGTCACTCACGTTAGAAGATTGAATTCCATAAAGTGCTGAACCGTCACCAGAGACGCTGGTCGTCGTGAGTGCACCAACATTGGCATTTCCGTGTACATCGAGGGTATATTCCGCGGTGTCCGTGCCTATGCCCACGTTACTCGCCGTGTAATACAGGGAATCGTTACCAGATGTCCAAAGAGAACTCACGAAGGGGGAACCACCTTGGTAAAAGGTTCCTGTGAAGTTGATGTCCCCGTTAACGTCGAGATCGTAGCCGGGTGTTGTGGTGTTGATACCGACCCGACTCGTCGTCGTATCCACGTAGAGGTTACCTGTGCCCACTTCGACATTGGATCGGTAATAGAGAGAATCACCACCGTCCGTCCAAAGGGAGCTCACAAAGGGGGACCCACCTTGGTAGAACGATCCCGAGAGATTGATGTCCCCGCCGACATCGAGTGTGTATTGTGGATCGGAGACACCTATACCCACACTCCCCTGCGTGTACGCGATGTTCGATTCCCCCGTGTACATCCACTTTTCACCGTTAACGATGCGAAGATTACGAATCTTCCGCCCATCCGTGGACGCTGAAGAGAAATTTGTGTATTCCCCGTTGACGTACGGCTTCTCCCGCTCGATATCCTTGTAATAAAACTTTCTGGACCCACCGAGACTTATGGCGATCATGCCACGCTCGTAATTGATCACGACCTTTTGCCAATTTTCTGTGGCCGTGAAGAGTCCCGTGACCGTGGCCTCCGTGAGAAGGGTGCCGTCGTAGTAGAGACTGATTTTGTCGTTGTTATCATTAAACGTGAAAGAGTAGCCGTCTCCGCCCGTGTTAGTGGTGCTAAACACGTTTGCATAGAGTGGTCCGGGATTCGTACCCGAACGGATGTCCATTTCGAAGTCCATCACCCACGCATTGGGGAGCTTTTGACCCCAATACACGTAGCCATCGGCGACGTCGAGGTAGCCATTCACAGTATCACGAACCCCCGGGGTACTCGTGAACCCCGTAAAGGTCGTTGTTGAAGCCTGATCATCGTAGATGAGCACGCTATTGGCTCTCGTGACATTGAGGGCGGTGTCCACACCCTGAATGTTCGAGACTTCCAATTTGCCAACACGTAATGTGGCATTTTTAATATCTAAAGTTCCAACTGGGGATTGTATAGACATTTAATATATCGGGAGAGAATTATTAAATGTGTTTTGGGACAGGGAAAGAGTTGTGTGTTTAGTTAGGCATTTTCAAGTGCATCGAGTCTCGCGAGGACTGAGGCAACTTTAGCCTTCTCAGCTTGAAGCTCAGTGTAAATTTCTTGATTAGACTTGATGAGGTATGGGATGAGACTGATGTAACTCACACCAGCGGATTCTGTGCCCCAATCAGAATAATCAGGGTCTTGTTGTATATCACCCGTATCACCAGGTTTTGTTTCGCTCGGGGTAGCGTCATCAGCCAAACTTACCAAAAATCTCAATTCTGGTGCATCGTACCAAATATCTTGGGCGATGAGACCCGCTTCAACGAAAGGTGGTCGTAAATCACCACTTCCGGGCAACCGTACGCTCTTGAGATACTTTTGTGGTTGTAGCTTCATGAGTGTATCTGTTGCGTTTTGAATTAACTCTTCTTGTGTTTTAAGTCTATCATCCGAACTATGTACAGTTGAGGCACTACTACCATATCTTACAGTATTACCCGAATAGTAATTCAAATATATTTCCCTCCCACCCCCTGCATCTAAGTGTAAATTACCGTTTGTACATATTACTTGGGCTCGGTCAGAGTTATCACCTGTATTTCTATCGGATGCAGCACCCACAAACAAATAAGAATTCCAGGTTGAATTTGGCCCATATGTAGTAACACTGCCGTCACCATTTGAATACGAAAAAGAACTACCAATAATTCTACTTCCGTAACTTTGATTTCCAAGATTTAGTGCACCATTATCATTGCGAATTGTGTATGTAGATGAACCACCATCGGCGCTACGAGTTGAACCGTTGATGAAATGTACAGCACCACCACTAGTCGTTCCTGGTCGTGGACCATTAAGTATATAGTTAAACGTACCCGTAGACGCAGTACTATTTTGTTTTAATATTGGTGATTCAACAGTCCCACTTACCTCAAGTGTAGCACCCGGACTCGTCGTCCCGATGCCGACGCGACCATTCGCGGGTATGAAGTTTAGACCCGTACCTTTTCCAGCCCATCCAGAAGTACCGGAGTAAAAACTTAAATAATTACCGGCATCCGAACCGGTTCCATCATATTCTATGATCAAATTGTCATCCGGATAATTCTCCGCTAATATGATACCAGCTCGATTAGAAGCGTTCGATACGATTTTAGCATATGTAGGGTTTGCATCGTTTCTGTAAATCGATAAAGCTTCGGTTGGACTCGCCGTCCCCACCCCAACATTCCCAGTCGTCGTATCCACAAACAGATTCGCTGTCCCGACCTCCAAGTTCGAAGACACGTACGCATTCCCTACGACTTCGAGGTTCGACGTGGGATCGCTGACGCCCACACCGAGGCTTTCCGTGGCGTAGATATCAGGCGCCTGTATTTTTTGATCATTAAATACTAATGTTCCTGTAGAAGAAGGCATCTACTATTTAATGAGAGAATTATTAAGTGCGAGTGACGTGGAACACAACTCCTACGGAGTTGGGGCTTCGGGCCAAACGGGGTTTTCGGGGTCCGTCGTATTGGCGGGGAGGTCTCGGAGGGCTTGGCGGTAGTCGAGCCATGCTTGTTTGGCTTCGGGGGTGGGGTGCGGCCAATCTGGTATTATGTATTTATCTGACGATTTTAATAACTTATTTCTTTCAATCCTCAAAGTTTCTTTTAATTTTTCTTTTTTGTAAACATTTATGTAATATTCTTCAATTTCTTCTAAAGTTGGTGTAGTGATTTCACTTGAGTCCCAGACAACATTTTCCAATTTTTGTTCTGGAATCGGATTACCCTCTTCATATAGATGCCATGTGTTATTTGGTCTAAGTTTAGAAATACACTCAAAAATATATCTGGGTGCCATTATAATATTATATACGATTTAATAAATATGCATAACATTGCATGTTGAATGAATCAGTAAGACCACTGGAGTGAACTCTGAATTGTATATAATCATTTTGTTCCATGTGCATAACAAAAATTCTATTATACGTCTCTTCTACATTATCGGTATAACGCAAATCAATTATTTCATTATACGTACCAATATTTGGGTTATTAGTTGCAAAATTGGTACCACCTGCATCATATACAATAAGTAAATTACTACTATTTCTTGTTGCCTTATCAGCTTGACAACACGCAAAGTAATACCCGTCTTCTGGGGCCGTAAATCTACCTATATTACCAGACATACCAGTCCCTGTCGCCGCTGGTGTTGATACACACGATCTTAAATTTGTAATTACTGTAGTAGATGCGGATGCATCCACGGTAGTTGTCCATTTTCCACATATAAAATCGTCGTCTTTGGGTCTTCTAATACTATTCACATAAGAAGAGCGCCCTAAAATAATCGGTCCTATATTATTTCGTATTGTAGTAGCATTTGATCCACCATCTGCAGTTCTACCAGAACCATTACAAAATATAGATAGTTGTTGATTATTGCCACCGGGACCAGTCATTTTAATTTCTGAATATCCGGTGTTGGTGATACTTGATGTATCTATATTCATAACTGCACCTGAAGAAGTAGAAGACGTTTCGATGTGTAATTTAGAAGAAGGACTGTCCGTCCCAATGCCGACATTCCCCGTCGTCACAAACGCCGTCGTTGGATTCGTAAACTCTACCGTATTTGTGGTGACATTCCCAGTGTTAGTGGCTTGTTGGAGACTCGTGGTCGAGGAGACCGAAAAGTTGTTGAGGGTCATGGTTTCTGCAACCAATTCCACCGCTTTTAATGTTGCATCCTCAAATACTACTGTTCCTGTAGAGAGAGACATCTACTATTTGATGAGGTTATTTTTAGCTGGAAAATGAGTTATTCGGGTGCCACGGGCCACACAGGGTTTTCCGGGTCCGTCGTGTTCGCGGGGAGATCACGGAGGGCTTGACGGTAGTCCAACCACGCCTGTTTGACCTCCTCGGTAGCGTGGGGGTAGTCGATGGTGGCGATGTAATCCGTTTGGGCAATGCGTTTGTTGCGTTCTTCGCGGAGTTCCTCCCAAGGTTGAGCGTCGATGATTTCCTGCAACTTTGCCTCGAAGACCTCCTTTGGGGGTTTTTCGTAGCCTTCGGGGAACTTTATAGATTCCCAGTCATCACCAAAACGAAAGTTAGGTGGAAGAGAAGACATAGACTTCTTTAAAGCTCGTTCGATATATGCGGGGTTCATTAATATAAAATGTTAAAATAATTATTGACAAAGTTCATGAATAAATACTAATAATTTTCCTGAATTTAATAATAATAATAATGAAGCTCCACTGCCATGCTCCGCCACTACATTATAATTTATAGTTGATGTCGTAGCTGGTAAATCATAACCAATACCCGTATGTATAAAATGACCACTTAGATTAGTACCAGAATTATATGAAACTATACCATAATTATCTGGATTTGATGTAATTCTACTAGAACCCCTGTTTACAAAAATGTTAAAATATGTAGCTGATGCTTGTACGGGGCATGACAATTCGATAAGAATTTTAGAGTTTGAATATTTGGGGGTAAACGGGCATGTCAATACTGTTGTTGAACCAGATGTTACAGTGACTGTATTATCCGGGTAATACTCGTATTGTTGAGTTTGGCATATCATGTTTTGCGAATAAAAGTTTCCTCGCACATCCAAAACAGCCATCGGCTCAGTCGTCCCAATCCCTAGGCGACCCGCCTTGAGGGCCATGCCCAAGTTGCCATGCCCGAAATACTCTTTCTGGTACGCGTACAACTGCCAGACCTCGTCTCCGGCGAGGGCTCGGTTGAAGAGGCGGAAGTTCGCGATTGAACCACTGAATCTTGGATTACTGGCATTTATTTCACCACCCAATTTAAGTGTGGGATTTGATGGTAAATTTAAAGCTGATGATGAACTTGAACCTCCCGTACCAATAACACTTAATTCTTTCCCATTCAAGTAGATCCTTTTAGCGCCAAAGGCATTATTAGCACCACCGGCGTATGTAACTACAAAATGCATCCATCTATGAGGAACAACTTCATTACTTGTAGCACTCACAGATGCATTAAAAAAATCATACTTGATACCTTCTGATGAATCCGTATTTACACCGAGTGCTATCATATTAACTGAGCTTGCGCTACCTATGGTAAAAAATGTATATACACCCGCACCGGCAGTTCTAGAAACTTCGTCGGCTTTTACCCACAAAGATATAGAATGAATATATTCACCTGAGACTGATAAAGTGCTGTTAATTTCATCATCCACCCCATCAAACGTGAACGCCTTGTACTCCGTGTCGAACCCGACACCACCATTGG